TTTTGGCAATGGAGCGTTTCAGATATTCTTAGCAATGCTACAAGGGGAAGATTTGCTGAATTTATTGTTGGAACGGCTATAGAGTTTGATAACGCCGCAGTACGAGATGAATGGGGAGCTTATGATTTAGAAAGTAAAAAGGGCATTAAAATAGAAGTTAAATCGGCAAGCTACATTCAGAGTTGGAGTCAAAAGAATTACTCAGCCATCACTTTTTCGATTAAACCATCAAAATATTGGAATACAGAAAATGGGATGTCAATCGGTACGGCAAAACGACACGCTGATGTATATGTATTCTGCCTTCTCAAAAATAAGGACCAAGAGAATATAGATCCAATGAAACTAGAACAATGGTCTTTCTTTGTGTTGCCTACCTATAAAATTGATGGATATACGAGAAGTCAAAGCTCTATTACCTTAAATTCTCTATCGAAGCTGGTTAATGAAATTCAGTACTCAGAATTGAGAGAAGAAATAAATAGAGCATATTTAGAGCAAATAAAATCCCTATCAAAGAATACAATTAAGCCATAATAGACAAATACCTCTGCAAAGCTACTATCTCTGCTTCAACAACCAGTTGCTGAAAGTCTTCTGTGAGATGCTCTGTATGGGACTTCTCTAACGCTTTATAATAGCCTACTTTTGCATCGTTACTACCTTTCAGTGTTATTATAACATAGCCATTTCGAAGAAGGTATAAGTTCATCAATAAACGAGAGGTACGGCCATTGCCATCTATAAACGGGTGGATTCGTACCAGCTCATCATGCAGATAAGCGGCTACAAGAACGGGATGCACCTTCTCTTCTTCCATCTGCTTAAACCGGATCATAAAATCTTCTATTTGTTTCTCTATTAGATACGGTTGCGGTGGCATATATGTACTACCAGAAATCATAACGGGAACAGTACGATACCTACCGGCATTCTCCCGATCTATCCCATGAAGAATAAGGGAATGTATTTCTTTAATAGTGCGTTCGCTTATCTCTATATCTCGTTTGGCAATATCCTTAATGTAGTTGATAGCTTCGGCATGATTGATTGCTTCCAGATGTTCGCGCATAGACTTTCCTGAAATTGTAACCCCTTCGTTTACAACAAGAGCTGTTTCTTGCAAGGTAAGAGTATTGCCTTCTATACGATTACTTTCGTACGTATATTCAATATCCAAAGCATCCTGAATTTTCTTCAGCGCTTCTCCGGGCAATGGACGCAAAGTTGATAGCTGCTCTTTGAGCACATCTACTTCTATCAGCAACTTCTTTATATTTTCATTCATAGTCATTCTATTTCTTTAATTCGCTCAATCTGCCTATCAAGAAAATAATCAGCATAACTGCTATAATCTTCTGTTTCGTAAAAAGTAATCAATGCTTTTCTATATTTAAGGATATCAGCATCTTTAGCTGAATAGACGGGAATAATATCTGCATTTATCAAAGCCACGCTCTCAATCATTCTGGCAGTACGTTTGTTGCCATCAATAAAGGGCTGCAAACGAGCAAGATTACAATGCAAAAACACGGCTCGTTCTAACGGATTAACATACTCTTCTTGTTGAAACAGTATTTCGTTCAATTTACTTTTTATCTCTTGCTGATTCTTGGGTGGAGTATAAAGAGTGCCACTAATACGAACAGCACGTGTTCTTAATGAGCCCAACTCTTCATTAGAGACCAAACCGGTAGAAATAGATTGATGGATACGAAAAAGAGTTGCCTCGTTTATGATTTCTTGATTTTGGAATTTATGAATATATTCCAATTCAGAAGTAAAAGTGTTGTAGAGGTTTTTAAGCATCTTGGCATCTTCATATCTTTTTTCAGAAGTGATGCCGTCTTTCAGTAATGCTTCTGTTTCAACATAAGTATAGGTGTTTCCTTCTATTTTTCCTGAATAATAGCACCACAGCACTGCCAAGTCCTTTATCTCAGCGGAATAAAGTTCTGATAACTTTGCTAAAGGACTTTCCAATATAAAGATAGCCTTTTTACGCTGTTCATCGTTGAATACTGGTCCCATACAGCATAAAATTTAGAGTTTTCCATGTTGCTTCTCAAAGGCCATTTCAGTCCTTTAAAAAGAAAAAGCTTCAAAACCATCTATTACAGGTAGTTTTGAAGCTTTTTGTGAGGTTCCTGGCGTACCAACTAAACAATTGAGAGTCAATCAATTACGTTTTATTCGTACCTACATAGTACCTACATTTCAGTACTATATCGCCAAGAACCTTTTGTTTTTAAATCCTCAAATACCTTTGATTGCTATTATTCTTCCGCAGCGATTGATCCTGCTGCATCGGGCATATCATACAACTTTTTTCCTGCTTCAGCAGAAGCCAATTGTTGTTCTAATCTACCAACTTCACGGTTCAGTTCTCGTACCTCTTTTTCTAAGCGATCGATTGTATCCTTCACGATAGCAGACGGTGTGTTCTCGAACCGTTCTGCTTCGGATATTAACATCGGGCCGCTGCCACGCAATAACCATTCAGCCGACAAATTAGGGAACGCTTTCAGAATCAATATATAGAAGTCAGCGTTAGCTGGAGTACGTAATCCACTCTCATAGTTCTTGAATGTGGAATAACCATAGTTCACGCGTGAACAGAACTCCCGTGAGTTCATGCCCTCGCTCTTCATAAGGGTTAGAACCCTTTCAAATAACTGTTTCATACCTTTTTATTATTTATAATACATCTAAATTATACACGTTCGTGTAACTTTTAACACTTAATCGTGTACATAATATCCACGAATGTGTATATTCGCACCATGCAATTATAATTGCACGATGCAAATGTAGCTGTTTCCGTGTAATTACAAAGAAATAACCTTTAAAAAAGAAATAAAATGGCACTTACAAACCACATTAAAGAATCAAAAACTCTAGTCGAGCTACTTCAAGACTTGCCGACAAGAGAAAAACTTGTAGCCGTATTGGCCAAAAAAACAAAGAGCCACCCAAGCTCTGTATATCGCTGGCTGAAAGGAGAGGTTACACCTCCTGCACTTAAGAGAGAAATTATAGCTAAGCACTTCAAGGTGTCAGTTGAAGAATTATTTCCTAAAGAGAAAATAAGATGAACAACTTAGAATTCTTCACAGACACAACAGGTACCGTCTACGTGCAAACACTAGACGGATGTTGCCGAATAGTAACAGAGAGAGATCGAGATATTATCTCTGACGTTATAAAGCGCATCTCTGAGGTACACCCAAAGGCGTACAATGCCTTAATGAAACAATACGCCAGTTCCAATAGAAACAAATGGTTTCAGGAATTTCTAGCATTCCAGAGGTTTGCGCGTTGCAACTGGGGCAACCACGACCGCAGCACGCAAGATGTTGGAGCTACCGGAATCTTCCACTATGAACACGTTAGCTGCCCGATGCGGGGAGAATGCCCGCTAGAGAATGTGGTATGTCACCCCGAAGTAGACAGCAGTCTATCCGAAAGGGAAAAAGAAGTGCTTACACTTATAGCTGACGGCCTGCAAGCGCAGGAGATTGCCGACAAGCTGTGCCTCTCTATAAACACGGTTAACCGCCACCGTGAGAACATGAAGATAAAAACAGGTACCCGCAGCGTGGCCGACTTGGCCACGTGGTTCTACAAAAACATTCACCATGAATGAAGACGACAAGCGGATGTTCGCCCGCGCATTGGCGTGGGGCATCCTGTTAACATCGTTGGGTAGCGCTTTACTCTACCCGATTATAAAAGGGTTATTATTTCATTTTTGTTAAACTAAATATTAAAAACTTATGGCAAAGATTACAATGACAATGGCAAATGATATTGCCAAGCAAATGGGTAGCGCTGTATATGGCGCAAAAATAAAGGTAGCTGAACACAGCCTTTCAAGTAAAGTGTCTGAATATGTATTCGCGTATATTCCAGCAGATATAATTGATCTATGGAAGAGATACCCAAGCTATTTTACTTCAAGATCAGTAGTGTATATATGTTCGGGCTCCGTTCGTCTGAGCTATGACTACTTTGACTGTCAAAGCCATCCTGTTTGGGATGGAAATCGTTTATCTGTTGACAACAGCCAAATGGAGATTATTAATTCACTTAAAGCAAATCTTGATAAAATTGTTTCGGAAAAAAAAGCATTTGAGACCAAAGTTGAAGCAACTCTACTTTCACTAGGCACCTACAAGCGCATTAAGGAAATGTTCCCGGAAGCATACGCTTATATTCCTACCGAAAAGAAAGAAGAGAATACAACTGCAATAGCTCTTCCTATACAGGAGCTGCAAGACATATTCAACTCTTCAAAAACCTCTGCCGAATGAAACGACAGCCAACCTCAGTATTTGAATGTGCACTAAACATGTGCGCATTCATCCCGGATCGTATGTATCTAAACGATCAGCGCGAAGTGAAAAAAGTAGAAGGCCGTGTGCCCTACCTGAAGCCCATCAACGTGAACGGCGAGAAAAGAAATAAGAAGTGCTACCACCATGTGCGTTGGGATGCGTTCGGTAAAGCATTTGCTCGCACCACTAATGAACGTCTTCGAGACTACGACCTGCCCCTACAGGCCGCAATCGAAGAGCAACAATCGAAATTATGCGAAGCGAGATAAAGCGGCACCTGGCAGATGCTATTCAGCTCTACCTTGAAGCTTCCGGAACGTTAAAACTGCATATCCCCGATAAGGATAAGGCAGAATTGAAACAAATCCAAAAAAACATCTATGGAAAATCAGAGCACCGAGAACCTAAGCAGGTTTGCACTGACAAACCAACTCGAATGGATTGATCGCTTTATTGAGCAGCTGGGCTGCAAAGGAATGGACGACTACCATAAAAAAGTATTCTCCGCTCTTGAGATACTTCGCCCCGGACGACATTACGACATTGCGCGTGATGTGCCTCACGACAAGCAGGAACTTTTTATCAAGCTAGCCTGCATGTATATCAGAGACATTGACGGTAGTATCATCTTCGATGATGACTATTGTAAGATTTATAAACAGCATTAAGCAATGAAACACTGGTCCCAACAACAAAAAGAGTTTGTTCGCACAAACGCGGGCAAACTCACCATAGCGCAGATGGCCGAGCAGATAGGCCGAACGGAAGATGCCATTAAGCTATTCCTGCACCGCAACAGAATAGTGATAGGGCCAACCGTTCAGCGCAACATTGTGATAGAATTGCTGAATCTCCGGTTCAAGAACCCGGAAGACTTCACGCCATCGAAAGCCTTTTACATCGAAACACGCCTCACGGCACCGCGCTGGTGGGACCTCTATTTCGGCCGCAAACCAATAAAGGAGAAGGAGTACCTTGCTCTAACAGCATACTTCGGCATCACCTTGCAGGAGGCATTCGATACCCGACAACTGTCTTTTGACTTCCCCCTCCCCTTAGTACCGGCACGGGGAAAGCAAAAGAAAAAAACAATCTAAGTAATCATTATTATGAGCAACGATATAAAAACCAAAATAAAAGAGGCGAACGATATTGCCGACGTAATCGGTGAGTTTGTGACGCTGAAAAAATCAGGAGTAAACCTTGTGGGCATCTGTCCGTTTCACCCGGACACGAAGCCTAGCATGTCCGTTAGCCGCAGGAAGCAGATGTACAACTGCTTCGTGTGCGGACATAAGGGTGATGTTATTTCGTTCGTCCAGGAACACGAACACATGTCGTTCCCCGAGGCGCTGAGCTTCCTAGCCAAACGAGTAGGTATCGACTACCAACCGCAGGAGCTAACGCCTGAACAGAAACAAGCCACGCAAAAAACCGAAGCCTTGCGCATTGTCACCAGTGCGGCGGCCGAGTACTTTGCAGGCAACCTCAATCAAGCGGCCGGCTACCTCAAAGGCCGTGGTTATGATCTGACAGATGCGCACACCGCCAACATCTTCAAGTTGTTTGGCGTGGGTTACGCACCCGAAGGTAACACGCTGAAAACCTACGCAAGCAAAGCAGGCTACAGCCATGCCAACCTGCTAGCCGCCAACCTGTTAACGGATGGTGAGCACGGCACGTATGACACCTTCCGAGGCCGCCTCATGTTTCCATTTTACGACTTGCACGGAAACATTCCAGGCTTTACCGGCCGCATCATCATCGCCAAGGAGAATGTGGCGAAGTATAGCAATACCTCCGAAACGCATCTCTTCACCAAGGGCAAACAGATATACGGCTTGCTACAGGCTAGCAAATCCATCTCCACACTAGGCTTTGCTTACATCGTCGAGGGGCAGATGGATGTTATCGCCATGCACCTACACGGAGTAACCAACACCGTGGCAGGTAGCGGCACCGCTTTTACGGATGATCAGGTGCGCCTGCTAGGCCGATTTACTCGTGACGTTACGCTGGTGTATGATGCCGACAAGGCAGGCATCAAAGCCTCGTTGGCCAACGCTCGCACGTTACTCCGTGCAGGCCTTGCCGTTCGTTGCGTGTTGTTGCCCAACGGTCAAGACCCCGACAACCTATGCCAGGACAAAGGGGCTGACTCCTCCAAGTGGCTATCGAATAATACCACGGATGTTGTGACTTACTTCTACAACATCCTCGTAACCGATGCCAACGACGTAGAGGTTAAGGAAAAAGCCATTGAAACATTACTCGATCTGATCTCGCAGATCGACAGCAAAACCAAGCGGAACGGCTATTGCCGCAACCTTGGCCGCATATCCGGCAACGATGATGAGCCGCTGATCAGGCGCGCAGAGGCGTTGTACAAAAACCTGCCCGAACTGCCTGATAAGGCCGAAATGCAGCCGGGTGTCTATGGCTTAGACGAACTTCCCGAACTAGTTCGCCCGAACGAGTTCTGCCACATCACAACGGACTACGAAGAGTTTATGGCAGGCTATGGCGAAGAACCCATCTTATACGTACACGGTGAAATAAGCAACAGTGACGTGCAACTGCTTCGCAAAGCGCACGGCCTGTATAGTTGCTCCAGCTCTCAGGTCAAGGTACAGAGCGACGGCACCGAAACACCGCTTATGAGCAGCCTCGCCCTTGCTACCCGTGCGGGCATTCAGGTGATTGTAAGCCGTGACGACGAAGACTATGAAGATGATAACGAAGAGATGGACGGTGAAGAATACCTGAAGAAGACCACCAAGAAATCAAAGGTGCCCACCGTGTCGGATCAGGAGAATTTTATCAATTATTACGTATTCGCATATTGGGAATTCCTGTGCTGTTTCCGTGGCGACCGCACGCCCTACGTAGAACGCTGTGCCGAGATGATTAGCTACGCTAGCGAGTCAACACGGCAGGTGAATATGCCCAAGTATTCACGCTGGTTAGACATGCCCAAGGCTGATCTGAAAGCCATGTGCAAGCCCTACCTTGACCGCTTGAAGAGCCGTGTTGCACTATCTGCCCAACGACAAGACGACCTTAGCGATGATGATGCTGACCTTGATCCGGACGAACTTCCCGCTTACGTGGAAGAGAACCCGCTATTCATGCGCATGTACAAGGAGTGTAGGTACTACCCACGCCTAAACAAACAAGGCGAACCGGTGTGCTACATATTCGAGGAAAACAACCGGAAAACGCAGGTGGGCGACTTTTACATGGAACCGCTTATTCACATTGATTCCGATAAAGACGAAGACAACAAACGTGTGTTTAAGATTAACCGCCGCTACTACACACAGCCTCTTTTTATTGAGATTCAGTCGACCAAGTTACTGAAGAAAAGCACGGTGGAAGAACGATTGATTAACCTAGAGGCGGTTAACTTCATCAACGGTGAAGAAAAACATTGGATAAAAATCAGGGAGTTCATGAGCCGCCAATACGTTACCTGCAAGGAAATTGTCACCTACGGCAACCAACAGAAAGACGGCTTTTCATCTGCTGCCGACCAACAGTTCTTTGCCTTCAGCAACGGCATTTTTCACATAGTCGACGGGCAGCCGCAGTTCGATCCGGTTGACCAACTAGGCGTGGTTTCACACAACGGCAAAAACTATTACCTCCCTGCATTCAGTGCCATATACGCAGGTAGCGGCCGTACAAACGAAAAGTACGAAACCATCTCAACACTGATGTACCGCGAAGTACCTGCCGACAAACAAGTGTCATTCCTGGAATGGGCAACCTTGATGGATAAAGTCTATAAGATAAACAACAACGGCAAGTGGGCTATTATCTTTGCGGTTATGTGCGCCTTTCGTAGCAACATCCACTGCCTTGACCGATTGTTTACCGCACCCTTTTTCATGGGACCTATGAGTTCCGGTAAAACACAGATAGCCGTCTCTATCCGCAGTCTGTTTGTTTCGCCCATGGTACCCATATTTAACCTGGTAAACGGTTCGGATGCAGCTATGAGCACCATCATGAGCACATTCAGGGATGTGCCTATTGTACTCGATGAGTATAACAACAACGAGATCACAGACAGTAAGTTTCAGGCGCTCAAGGGCATCGTGTATGATGGTGACGGTAAACAAAAACGCAAAGGCACCGGTACCACCGAGGTTGTTGTCGACAAGGTTTTTACCCCCGTAATCATCTGTGGTCAGGAAACTCCACAGAGAGACGATAACGCATTGATGAGCCGTATCATCGTGTGCGAAGTACCCAAACCGGCCGGTCCTCGTTCGGACGAAGAGATAGAACTCTTCGAGACACTGAAGGAAATTGAAGACCCTGAAAAAAGAGGTCTGTCGAATGTCCTGCTAGATGTACTGAAGCTTCGCCCGCTTGTAATGAAACACTTTAAGCACCTAAAAAAAGAAGCATACACCGAACTAAAGAAAGCCCTTGTTGCAGCAGGAGAAATTGACCGTCTAATGAAAACCGCATCCATGTTTTTAGCCACGGCCAAACTGATAGAAAGCTACTCGCCACTAGCCCTGCCATTCACCTATGAAGAGTTTTTCCAAGTCGCCTTGGATAAGATAAAATTCCAAATAGAGCTAATCAGTAAGACCGACAAACTGGCTACATTCTTCAAAGCCATGGATGTAATGATTGATGCCAAAACAATCAAAGAGGGCCGTGATTTCTCCATCGAGATAAAGAGTAACCTGACCATCAAAGGATCGGGCCAAGAAAAGAAAGAGATGCCATTGCCACCGGATACCCGTGTGATGTTCTTGCGTGTCAGCAGCGTGTACACCATGTTTGCTCGCACCAGTTTCAACAAAGGAGACAGTACGCAAAGCACCATTGAACAGAATATCCGAAGCCACCCCAGCTACATCGGTGTGGTAGCCAGTAAACGCTTCAAGTGGCACGAGATTGAAGAAGTACCCAACGGAGACTTTGCAAGTGAGAACACTTCTGATGTAGCAGTACACGTCAGACCCGACAATAGAGTAACCAAGCGCAGCATAGAGAAATCAACCGTAAGCAGTTGCGTGGCGCTTAATTACGACATCTTCCGCGAGTTGTACGATATTGAGTTGCAACGCTCTACAGACGACGGCACACCCGCCCCCACCGTAGACGATCCTACTCAACCCGAACCATTACCCTTTTAATACGTAACGTTATGAGACATAAATGGAGCCCTTACAAAATGCCCTGGCAGTACTTTGACCTGCTAGGCGCTTACAGAGCCGAACAGTGCCAACATTGCGGTTGCATCAAATTTCACTGCAAGCTGGCACAGATACACACCTTGAAGTACCTGCAAGCAGGTACCTATACTAATACTCTACCCACGTGCACCGGCTCAACAGCCGAAGCCGTACCCGGAACGAAACAAGAATTATCAACTAATAAATTATAAGATTATGAAACGATGTATTAACCCCGTGAGAATTATAATGAATCTCGCATTGATCTGTTGGACGCTGTTTGTGGCATTAGTTGCAAGCGTTAGTTTTATTCTTTTTTTATTAACTCAAATTTAGAAAGAGATGAGAATAATAGTAAGTTTTTCAGGTGGTAAAGATTCGCAAGCTTGCCTGATCCAAGCAGCAAAAAAATATGGTGCAGATAAAATAGAAGCCGTATTCTGTGACACAGGTTGGGAGCATCCTGATACATACGCTCATATCCAAACTGTTTGTGAACAGATGAGAGTCAAGTTGATCACTCTTAAATCGGAATATGACTTTGTTTCTTTAGCTATTAAAAAGAAAAGATTCCCGTCTACTAAAGCTCGTTTCTGTACGAGTGAATTAAAAATGAAACCTATGATTGATTATGTGCTATCGTTGCAAGAGAGCTGTATTATCATTCAAGGCATTCGTGCAAAAGAAAGCTCTGCTAGAGCGGCAATGGATTCCGAATGTATGTACTTTAAGTCTTATTTTGAAGCTAATAAAAAAGGCAATAAAGAAACATACAGAGGTAAAGAGGTTCGTACCTGGTGCGAAAAATATGACGCATCTGTTATTAGACCAATATTCACATGGACATCTCAGGAGGTTATCGACTGCATTCTTGCAGACGGACAGCAACCCAATCCATTATATCGAAGAGGTTTTTCAAGAGTTGGATGCTTTCCCTGTATAATGTGTAGACATTCAGAGGTGAAAGCATTAATGAAAGATGATGAAATGAAACAGCGTTTGCTAGCCTCTGAAAAAATAGTAGGAAGATCATTTTTCCCGCCTGATTATATCCCTAAGTATGCTTGCAAGAATGGAAAATATCCAATGCTGGAAGATATATTTCAGTATATAGATAACAAGAACGCTACTATCGACATGTTCGAACCTCATGAAGGATATGCTTGTATGAGTATGTTTCACGGACTCTGCGAATAAATAAATCAACTCAAATTTAGATAGAAATGATTATGGAAAAGAAAGATATCAAATTAAGTAAGATGCAAATCATTTACCTGAAAAATATATGTAATAAAGGTTGGGGTGGTTTTAGCAAGGGAAATAATGAATTAATAGGATTAGAGAATTACGGATTGCTAAAGAGTGAAGATGGTCCATTCAATGACGTGGTCTATCGTCCTACAGAGAAAGGTTATGAATATATTGAATCAATCTAACCAGAGATGAACGAACTAACACCTAAAGGAACCTACAAAAAAGTAGACCTTTCACAAAATGGAGATAAGACAAGTCAAGCGGTAGCCGCACAGAAAAATCGGGAAAAGAAATTGTTCCCGCTACGGCTAAACTCAAAGACTGTCATATATGTAACTAAGGATAAACATAACCCGTATTACGCCGAAAAAGCAAAAAAGAAAATGGGGATATTATGAATAAAAAACAATTACTATCTCATATGCTTACACTGCGTGACTGCATAAGAAACTCAACAACACCTCCAAAAGAATCTATTCAGGCATTCGACAGCGCAATATCTGTCATTGAGAAAACCAACCTACAGACAGTTAATGCGGCCATCTACAGAAAGGAGTTACGGGATAAGGTCATATCCACTAAAGGAGCCATGATATTAGACGGGTACGAACCGGAAGATTCATGTATTAAGTTTATGAATGATTTAATAAAAGAATTATAAATACTAAAAACAATTTTAACCAGAAATGAGCAAAGCCAAAATAACAATCGTAATAACTCCATGGACAGTATTCGTTGCACTGTCCATGCTGAAACTAATGGGATGGTGCAAATGGTCATGGTGGACTGTGACTTCGCCACTATGGGCACCTATATCTTTACTGCTTGCGGTGATATTCACCGTATGCCTAATATGTTATATTCAAGAAATTATCAATTAAAACAAAAAATGGAAAAACGAAGAGTTTACATCTCCGGAAGAATATCCGGCTTAGAGTACAATTATGTGCTGCTCAAGTTTGCAGATTGTGAGGAAGCCTTAAAGTCAGTAGGGTATGAACCTGTAACTCCCTTAAAAAATGGGCTGCCTCCTTCAGCTTCCTGGAAGGAACACATGCGTGCCGATATTGCATTGTTGAAAACGTGTGATTACATCTATCTACAAAGGGACTTCATCAAGTCACGTGGAGCTATGATAGAGCTATTCCTTGCTATCAGGTGGGGGAAGTCTATCATAATGAGCTATCAATTAGCTAATGATATAGTATACATTTCTCAGCGACAGCCAGGAACCCTGACTAAATATGATTTATACAGATTTCCGCTAGAGCACCCGGTATTCCTTGCGGCAAAGATATGGATGGATAATCCGCTCGGAGACTATATCTTAAAGGACTATGCCGTAAACAGATACCGAGCCCATATCACAAAAATGGATGGTTTGTAAGAACATTCAAAACAGAAGATAACCATCCAAATAAATTCGCTCCAACAAATATATAAAATAGTTGTCTATCACACCAATAAAGCCCCGCCACAGTTCCAACCTGCCGGCGGGGCTTTTGCATCCCACAACCCGGTACAAGTCAAAGCATTCCCTAAACACAAGTCGAAGCATTTATATTTTCCCGTCACGACCGCTTTGCTTCCATAATCACCCCACTAATTTCCATCCACGACCCACTAATTTCCAAACCTACCTCACCAACCTCAACCAAACCAGCGAACAGGGATAAGTCAAAGCATTCCTTGTTCGTTTCCTTTTTAAATTATTATTTACTCCCCCGTACCCCCTGATTTTAAAAAAGAACTCCTTTGAGAAAAACGCGCGAATTGAAGCGAAACATTGCAAAACTACCGAACTACAGAACTACAACACTACAAAACTACATTTCAAAAAATCCGCTTCAAAGTATAAGAGCCTGATAATGAAGTAGTTATATATATTTTAAAAAGAATTATTATATATATATATAGTGTAGTTTTGTAGTTCGCTGTAGTTAGGTGTAGTTTCTTGTAGTTTGTAGGTTTTCGGGTTTGTAGTTCACAGCAAACTACAAAAACTACACGTTTGTGTTATTTTTCAGCCATGTAGTGCGGTTGTAGTTGAAAAATAAATCATCTTATGTTTGCTTAATACGTTGATTATCAGTACTTTTACTTTCGAGAGTCAAAGGTTTGTAGTGTTGTAGTGCGGTAGTGAGCAAAATACACGCAAACCTATTACGTTTTATTTTTTTATATGCAAGTTATGATAAGCACTAGAATCTCTATTTCGCCCTACTTGGCCGAATACATGATCGGAAAGTTTAACAACTTTGTCGACGAGCCTTTGAAACTTGATCCTCACAGCGATTTGTATTGTCTGATATGGGACCTGATGCGCAAGCGGCCGGCTAATGCCAGTCCTGTAGATACCGGGAACCTATCTTTTTATCTGCCTGATAGGAGGGTAGGTAAATCACCTGAGGTGTATAACTACCTCTGTCCCGATAGTGTGATACTAATAGAGCAGCACATCAAAAAACTCTTTAACCTGGAGCTGCACCAATTGCTACTTGATAATCACAGTAATTTCCGTCCTATTCAGGATATTCAAGTCATTCATAAGTTTATGTGTACCTACGGCATCGATAGCATTTCCGAAGATGCACTGGTTAAGAATTTCTATCGCTGGAGGGAAGCATTAGTAAAACGTGAAAAAAGACGTGAATATTCACGGACAAAAAAACGTTCAGAAAAACAAGCTACCAAAGTAGTCGGTTTGTCCGTTACATCGGACTTTTCGTCCGAAAAGTGTCCGCAAAGTGTCCGTGATGTGTCGGGCAAAAATGATAACAAAATGAACTCATTATTTACTTACCCAAATACATAACCAAATGAACAAAGAATTAAGCACCGTCATTCACGTGCATGATCATGCCACGGCTGAAGACTTCATATTCTATGCAGATAAGTTTTCGTTTGAACCCACTCTTGCCAATACCGCACCCGGATTACTCTACGATTGCGGCATGGATCGTGTGATAGAAAAACCCGAAGCCTCTATCTGCAAGTTGTTTGCTACACCCCGAAGCTGCACGGTGAAGTTCACCGATACAACGGGCGATGACTACAAGATAGGCACCTGGAATATACCGGCACAGGTCACTATCACCACATTGCTCAATAATGCAAGACTTACAGTAGTGTGCAACACTACCGTTAACCCATACCTGTAGTGATACAGGTCCATACCTGATTTAATTATTTAGTTTCCGCCCTGCATATATTAATAAGTATGCAGGGCGTTTTTGTTACCCGCCCAACTACCTATAGGTAATCACTCAACTACCTATAGGTAAATGATCAACTACTACGTAGTAGTCAGCCAACTACCTATAGGTAATTTCACCCCCCTAAAACAGTGCCGCACAAGCTGCAAACAGGGTAGTTTATCCGTCCTTCGGGCACCCGATAAACGGGTGTATCTTCGCTAAAAAGTAATAGAAATGAAGCGAAGTGAACTACGTGAGATTATAATGGGAGGCAGCCAACTGCTTATTCTTGGCTCCGGATTATCCGCAGCAATGATGGATGTGCTGCCGTTGCTCGATAAGAACTCCCCCGTTCCGGGTGCGTTTTTTTTCGACCCTAAACCTCCTACCTACAAAGACATTACCAACAAAGCACTTGAGGACTTAAAGGTTTCGCTGTTAGGCGATATGCCCGAAGTGTGCTTAACCGATGATTTTGTTAGTGACTCACTTCCGGATAACGCTATTGCCTATCACAGAATTTTCGGATTCATTACGGCAGCCAGCCGGTGGTGGTTTTCCAGCAAACAGTTCGAGCGTGATCTACTTGCGGTAGAAAAAAACCCATCGTTTGGTGCGCATTTCTTGCATATCAATTCCCCCGGTGGGGAGGCGTGGTACCTGGACCGACTCTCCGAGACCATGCAACAGTTGACGAAACCCGTGATTGCCCTCATTGAGCGGCAACACGCTTCGGCAGCCGTATATATCAGTTGCCACGCAGCGGAGATTTATTCGCTTACGCAGAATGACATACACGGGTGCATCGGTACCATGACCGACTTTTGGAATTCAGACTCCTACTTCGAGCAACTAGGATTTAAGCATATCATTGTTCGCGCCAAACAAAGCGACCTGAAAAACAAAAAGTACCAGGACTTGTATGCCGGAAAAACCGAGCAATACCAAACGGATGAGCTGAACCCGCTTGCCGTTCAGTTTATTGCCGAGGTTCGTGCCAACCGCCCAAAGATTGCAGCCCTACCCGATAACGACCCCATGTTGCGCGGTGAAACATTTGACACCCCGCATAGTATAGAAATCGGTCTGATAGACGGAATGAAAACATTCGCTGAAGCCGTGCAACGTGCGCATGAAATGGCCGTTGAGTTTGGAAACAAAGGCTTATTAAATAAGGCTCTCAAATACATCTAACATATAATACTTTAACGTTATGAGTTTTAAAGAAAAATTTCAAAAGATTCTTCAAAAGCTTTCCCTAACTGACAAAGCAAAGGCTAATAACCTTTCTTCGGCAGAATGGGATAGTCTTGTTGTTGCCTATAAGGAGGCATACGGCACTAACTTGAAGGATGATTTAAAAGAGGAAAAAGGTGCAGCAACCATTAGCCCCGAAGATGCCGCTACAGCTTTAAGTCTGCTTGACTCCATTACAAGAGAGCAAAATGACGGAGCAGCAGCAACCGCCACCGCTACTACTGCCACAGGAGCTGAAAATGAAACAGAAGGTGCACCCGTTACACCCACTAATGCCGCAGGCACTACAGGTGTGGATGTTGGCGAACGATTAGTTGCATCTACCAAAAAGGTAGTTGCCTTATTCGAGGGATTAGCCAATAAAGCAGCAGCAGACGTTCCCGCTGCCACTGCCACAGGTGTTGGCACCGTTGTTGCTTTGGTTGGTCCTGCCGACCGTAGCAAGTATTTGTTTGGCGTTGAAAATGCCCTGTTTGACATGAGCAAACGTTGGAACAAAATTACCGCCAAACCTGCATTTGCTGCCACTTTGGGCGAAGCCACACAGGAAGATGCCAAGGCATTTGTTGCCGAAGTACGCTCTTTTGCTTCCGGCTTAAAATCTCGCTACGATTACTTGCATGCTAACAACCTGTTAGGTGATCCGGAGAAATTGGCTTCCGGTGACTTTACCAGTAACTATGACGGTATTGCTGATGCCAAAGTAGGTAATCAGTATGTGATACGTCGTCAGGACGCATTGATTGCACGCATCTTAATGAAGCGTGACGTGACTCAATACTTCCCGGTACGTTACGGTATTCAAGATCATGACTTGATGTTCAACGCCTTCTTCACTGAAGTATCACAAGCCTATCAGGTGGGTGAAGTCTACAAAGGAAGCATGGCCATTGAACCTGAAATGGGTCACGTTGATGATTTGATGATCAAGATGAAATTCGGACCAATGAAAGAATTGGAACGTCTTTATATTGGTTATCTGAACAGAGAGGGTTCCGATCCTATCAAATGGTCTATGATTGAGTTTGCCGTACTCAACTCGTTGGAAAATGCACAGGTAGAACAGAACAAACGCCGCATCCGCGGAATATATGTGAAACCCGAAGCAGGCGTGGCGGGTTCATTCCTCACAGGTTCAACCGGATTGGTTTATACCCTATTGAGATACGTTCACGAAAATAAGTTGAAGTTGCATGACAGTTCAGAATATCGCTCTTATACCAGTGCGGATATGTTGGAGGTTGTACAGGCATTCTGTTCTGACGTATTGGCTAGTGCTAGTGAAGATGATGACTTAGACAATCATGTAGTATATCTGAATAAGAAACACCAAACTTGGTGGATCGCTAACGTGCGTGCCACATACGGTAAAGACTTAGACTTCCAAGGTCCTAACTCTTACCTGAACGTAGTACCTGACATGAAATTCCGCATCGTTTGGCTGCCTTACCTTGGTAACTCAACCATGATGTTCATGCAGGAGCCTGGCAATATTCAAATGATTGAATATATCCCTGGTGAAATGCTTGCCATGAAAATGGAAGAACAAATGGAAATGGTTCGCGGATGGTCCACTTGGAAAGAAGGTTGTTCTGCCTCATTCGTAGGCCGCAGATTCGCATCTAAGGCTACTCTTGATGCTAACAACTACGTTATGCAGCAAATCTTCATGAATAAGTTCAGTGTTGACCTTGCCGCCGATGCTACTACTGCCGATGCTACCAAAGGTATTTGGTTTGTAACAGCAGCCAACACGGCAGCCAAAGCGTTGACAGACATCACCGGAGCGAAAGCAGGTGTGGCTTATATCATCGAATGCGGTAATACCACTAACGCAACTACGATTGCTAAGGCCGATAAGTTCTCAACCATAACAGAGGCCTACACGCCAACCGCAGTGGGTGACTACATCATGGTTATATTGAATTCAGAAGGCAAGTTTATTGAACTAGAGAGACAAGTAGGCGGTACCCGTACCGTGAACGCCCTGGTTCAACCCAACTTACCTGGAGTGAGATAATTTCTTTTTCATAAGTTTTATTTAGGTTAAACAAGGTTAGTTTCAGGAGGGGCGGGAAATCATTGCCCGCCCTTTTTTGAAAACCACAACAACAAGATTATGAAACAAAAAAATAAAAAAAGATTAGGCAACCCTTATAAAAAAGGAAACGCCTATGCTGCCCAAAAAGGTCAGCAACTGTTAAGAGGCATTCTTACCCTTATAGCCGTAGTGCTTGCCATTGCCTTTGTGCAAGAGATGGGTAGTGAGCTTCTGTTCTCTGCTTTAGGATTAACTTCCATTGCAGCCATTATTCCTATTGCTGACGTTTCCGATAGAGAGACCAGCGGTAACGAACTCGGGTATGAAGTATTTTTGCTGCTTCGCTCGCAGGTAGATAACACCGTAGCATTTCCTAAACCAAATGTAAACCGACAGGTATCAACCATACCCTTGAAGTCGGGCGAGTACTTCGCTAAGTTCGAGGCTCACACCATACCCACATTTATGAGTAATGGCGAGAAAGGCGATGTAACCACAACCGGCACCAATACCCTGACTATGATCATGGGAGGTATGCGTGCCGCACTACTCAACTTCATTGAGCAACATGCAGGTGACAAGTTTATCGTTGTATTCAAGGAGAAGAGTTCGGGTGCATACTACATCGTTGGTAGTTACGACGACCCCATGGTACTTGGCTCATACGAAGCTAAGAATGATGCCGACGGCCGTTACGTAACGTTTACCTTTACCCGCAGTAGCATCTACCAATATTACAACTATACCGGCAGTATCACCCAGCAGGCAGCTACTAACTTGGTAGCCGATGCTACCACTTTGGCATTAGGTTCTGCTTCGGAATATAACGTGCCCGATGGTTCGGCCGCTACGTATGCTATTGCTGCTATCAGTGGATTGAGTGCCAACGATAAAGGGCGACATATTACCCTGTACGGTAAGGGTACCACGAAGAGCGCCACCATTGCCGACGGCAGTGCGTTCGTTCTCGAAGATGGTGCCACGTGGACCGCTAAGGCAGGCAGCCGCATTACCTTCCTGGTGATGGATGCCTCTACGCTTGTGGAGGTTCAGGGTAGCCGTGTGCAAACAGTATAACTAACCGGCAAGGGGCTTCGGCTCCTTGCTTAATCCTTTATAAACATGAAGTATTCATTTAAAGAAAAACAAAACCACTTCCGGGCATTGCGTGCCGAGCAGCATGCGCTTGCCGATTTGGCACTGTTGGAGCAGAAAGCCCCTGCATTGCCACAGCTACGGAAGTTCAAGTTATTGCCTGTTCGCTATGCTGACGAAATACTCTACGCTCTACTGGATGTTTGTTCACGCGAGGAAGTAGTAAGACATCGCCGTACCGTTGCTGCCGATGAAGAAGCCACCGCCTCCCAAGCTCTTGCCGAATCTGCTGCCGAAGAAGAAGCCGCTGCCGAAGCTGCCATCGAAGCAAAAGAAGAACTCGAAGCCCTGCAAGCAGAGCACGATGAACTTCAGTCGGAACACGAAGACTTGCAGTCCGAACAACAGGAGCTAGAAAGCCAAATGCAGGAACTTGAAGAAACCAACGAGCAGCTTCAGGAAGAGCTAAAAGAAGAGAAAAAAAAAGAGCCGGCCAAGCCAAAGGCAGCCCCAAAACCAAAGAAGAAGAGTACCCCCAAATAGCGTGGGATAATTTATCAGACACGGATGTGCAGACGGCAACGATCATATACAACGATCGTATTCTCACATATCGTAAAATGTTGCAGCTCGACGAACGGCTCGATGCAGACCCAACCGCGGACGACGTAAAGCAAATGGCTGAGACGCGCATTCGGAACCTGCAAGCCTTCAACGAGCTGCAATCTTATAATGACACGGGTTACTTCAAGTTTGAACACCCGCTTATCAAGCATAAGACGGAACGTGCCGAGCTGGAGAAACTATTACGCACCGATCCCGATGAGTTCCTCCGCAAGCATCGCCGAACGCTCGACAGCATCCGTCGCTACGAATCTTACCTGAAAAAGAAAGATCGTAAGGATAAGCGGGATAGCGACCGGGCACTCTTGGAGAAACACCGCAATACATCACTAATCATCAAAAACATATTAAACAGCCGCGATGAAAAAGGAAATCAGTAACACCCACTACCTACCCGATCTATATGTAGACGAGGTGAAGGCATTCGCCACCAACGGCACGCCCATCGAAGAGATAGCGGCACTGTTGGTACTTGATGCCATTGAAACCATGCTGTTGCTTGAGCGGGTCAACAAGCCCGGTGATGTGTACCACCGTGCCTATAACGAAGGTTATTCGGCAGGCAGACATGCGGTTGACTTAGCACTGCAAGAAAAAGCAGCCAAGGGCGACCTCGAAGCCATTAAACTGCAAGCCGAGCGACTGAATGACCTGGAAGAGTTAAAACTAAGACGAAGACTATTTGATGTATGAGTGAATTAACCATGATAGAGAAACTGGATGCCCTGCACCCTGACCTGCTGGCGCAGTTCATGCGCACCGGACATTGCGACGGCATACCTGCCGATGTGCGCCTGTTCCTCAAGCAACTGCAATGGGCTGCCGAGGTGTATGAGTTTGAAAAGAATGTAAGCCGTGCCGCCAAAACCTTGCAGGCACGCATAGCGGGTGAGCAGCAGATCATGCTTGACATCCGCACGTGCAAGGCACGCATCTACTCGGCCATCAACTACTTTGCCGTAGATGACAACGTGAGCAGTAAGATATGGGAGGCCAACTATGCCGATCGCTTTGAGGACCTTGCCAAAGTATGCCTGTCAGCTCGCGACTACAAAACCGCATATAAGTCGTTCGACAAAGCCCGCGAGTGTCGCCAGCGTGCCACCGCCATTGCCGAAGCAGACCGTAACATGGGTATTGTGTTTTTGATGGACCCTAAAATTCAACCCGAAGACTTAGGATACGAAAAGAAATCAATCAAGGAAATAGCTGCCAAGCATAACGAAGGCTTCTATATAAAGCTCATTAACGAGCTGCCTGTAGAGAAGAGCGACAAGAAGCGCCTGCTTCGTGATGCCGATATTCAGGAAGTTGAATTCCTTGAAACAAACGAAGACTAACCATGAACGAACCAAATAACATTGAAGAGCAAAGCACCAACTTCCAGCGGTACTACATGAACCGGGTGCAGGCCATTGCCAACATGCTAGACCCCAATAGCTTGTTTTGCGAGTGGGGGCGCGGTACCGGTAAAACAAATAGTGTAACCTCTACCCGCATCATCCGTGTGGCCAACGATCTACCGGGTGAACTTGGCTTCCTGGTACACAGTACCTACGTGGCACTGCTCACCAACGTGTGGCCTAGCATCCTGGCAGAGTTCAGCCGTAAGGTCACGGTCAACGGGGTGGAGCGTGCGTTGATGGAGTACGGCATCGACTTCATTGCCGGTGAGAAAAAAATACCTTCACACTTCCGCAGGCCACGCTATCCGGTGGTTGACCCCAAACATTGCGTATTGTTTCGCAACGGCTTTCAAATACAACTAGTATCATCCGATCAGCCCGATTCAGTGGCAGGCCGTTCGGCATCTCATGCCTTTATTGAGGAAATGAAACACAACAAAGGCGACAAGCTAAAAAGCCGTCTATTCCCTACCCTACGTGGCGGTACTGCCGAAACACGGAAGAGTATATACTACCAAGGCATTACGGCCGTGAGTGATACCGCACGTGTTGACCTTGGTGAAGACGACTGGTTCGAGGCTTACGAGAAAAACGCCAATCCCGAATTAGAACAAGAGATCATGACCGTTGCCATGCACCTCAATGCAGCACTGGTATTGGAATACAAACTGCTCGACATGCAGCGCAATACCAAGGATGTACTGGCGTTGGAAAAGGTGCGACTGGAACTGGAGAAGCAGCAACGCATCATTGCCACTTGGCGGCCACGCCTTGCCGACATGCGGCGTAACGCCACGGTGTACCTACGTGCATCGTCGTTTGCCAACAAAGACATACTAGGGCCGAAGTTCTTCAAGACTCAGCTTGAGACATTGGGTATTGATGAGTTCCTTACCTCCATCTGTGCCATCCGCCACAAAGCCGTGGTTAACCGATTCTTCGCCAACTACGACAAGAAGAAACACCAGTTTGCCGATGGTTACAAGTACGCTAGCATTATGAAGAATAGCCTGCAAGACATGTTCGTGCTTACCGCTCGCTACCTGAAGTACTACAACCCCGATGATGAGATTCTGCTAGGCTACGACCCCGGACACTTCAGTTCGCTTGTGGCAGCGCAAGAAAAAAGCTATGGACGTGAAACACGTGTTATTAAGAACTTCTACGCTTGCTATCCGGATGAACAACCGGAACTGGCCAAGCAGGTGTATGAGTTCTTTGGTGACAGTGCCCGCAACAAGCACATTGTGCTATACCCTGACCGTGCCGGCAACAAGAGCCGTGAAGAGTTGGAACAGGTGCGCACCGATAGCCGCCTGATGAAGCGAGAACTAGAGAACTACGGTTTTTCCGTGGAGCTGATGAACGAAGGGCAAGCCACCGTGTACCACTGGCAACAATACCGCCTGCTGTTGCTAATCTTTGGCGGGCGCAGCAGTTTACTGCCTCAGGTTCTTATTGATGAAAACGAATGCAAGGAACTTTGCAACGCCATACCACTTTGTCCGGTTACGCAGATAGGTGGAAAAATAGAACTGGATAAAACCAGCGAAAAAAAAGTACCCTTGCACCAACAAGCAAGCCGCACTACGCAGATACCCAGTGCACTAATTTACCTGCTTTGGGGACGGTATGGTGAGAAGGTAATGGGAGAATTAAGCAATATGCCTGATGATCTGCCCGACAATATGATTATATAACCCCCTTGTGTGGGTACAATAATAAAGCGTGTAGCTTACATAACAGAGTGGTTTGTGAAAGCGTTGATAGCGCAAACCTTTTATAGTCAGCCGTTTGCTTTATCGGCAAACAAAAACGAGATTTGCTCGTTCGCTCTTGTGACCACGCCCCGCTGAGAAAGCCGTTTGCTGTGCACCCCTTCCGAAAAGTCGGGAAATATGACAAAGCACATGGTGTCGTACTTTTTCGCTCGCTGCTCGTCCTTTGCGCACCCGCGCGCGTTGCGTACCTTCGGGCTATGGATGATAAAGCTATAACCCTAACAGGCATACACGCCATGCAGTGGGCGCGCGAGGTAAGCAAGCTGCCCGATGCCACGTTTACCCTGGCATACTACCCCTACAGTCGCACACGCAACGAAGCAAGTGCAGAACTCAAGGTAGCAACCGGTTGCAAGTGGCGCACACAGCTACCCAAGGAACGGTTTAGCGTGGATGCAGAGAACCTGCTACTGTTTACCGATGGCGACGGCAACCCAAAGATGTGCTACCGCATACTCATTCGGTATATGGGATTCCCGAACGATGGCTATCAGCTACATAAGATACAATGGTTAAGTAACAAGTAAACGATATGAAACAAGAACTCCAATTATTCGGCAACATGGGTGTGTACCAGGACAGTGGCACCGTGCTATCCTTTCAGATGGGCGACACACCCAGTGCACTGCACCGCATGCCGTCGGTGAACGATTACGATTCCATACTGCCCTGGTGCGATATGCAGTACTCCACACTCAACGGATTCAACGTGCTGTGGCGTGGCATGAACAACCACAAGTGTGAAGAGATTGAGATCGATATCAAAAAGAACCGCCTGCTGCCTACCCTTATCAAGAAGCAAACCGCCATGCTCTACGGCATGGGCATCATGCCCTACAAACCCGTGATGGCAGACGGTAAGTTTAAGCGGGAATGGGAGCAGATACCCGAGGTGCAAGACTGGTTAGAATCATGGGGCAAGAACGGCATTGAAATTACCCATAAGGAGTTTGCCCGCACCATCATCAAGAACTATTATACCTTTGGAGACTACTTCGTGAAGTACCGCTTTACCGAGGCCAACAGCAAGGGTTTAAAGATGGGTAAACCCTTAGCAGGTATGGAAGCCATGGAAGTAAAGCAGTGCCGCCTTGCCACGATGCGTAAGGATGTGGCTACCGGACTGGTTAATTACAGCGACTTCCGTTTCGTGGGCGTTGGCCGATGGAACTACAGCATAAGCAACTTTGTGTTTTATCCAAGGTTCAAGATGGAGGAAGCCGACAAATACCAATATGCAGCCGTTGGCCACTACCGCGATAAGTCGGTAGGTGAATACTACGGAATCAACGAAACACATACCGGCACACAGGCCTACATAAAAGGCAGCAACCAACTACCGGTGTATATTAACTCCTTCCTGGAAAACTCATTGGCCGCCAAGAAGCATGTGAAGATACCCTACGAATGGATCAGGACCAAACAGCAGCAGATTACCCGAATAGCGGAAGAAAACAAAAAGCTGGCTGCCGCCAACCAACCGCTTGTGAAGTTCAACGGCATAGAAATAGGCACCGAATACAAAGAATCGGTTTTTATAGCCTATGTGAAAAGCGAAATGAATAAACTGGTTGAGTTCCTATCAGGCAGCAAGAACCAAGGCAAGACATTTAGCTCGTACACCTACAGTGACAGCAAGGGCACACCCGTTGAATGGAAGATTGAGGACGTTGATATGAAATACAAAGAATATATCTCTGCCTTGATTGAGTATGACAAACGTGCCGACGAAGTGCTTGTATCTTCCTTGGGAATTGACAGCAGCATAAGCAGCATAAGCAAGGATGGTGTGATAAGCAAAAGCGGTGCCGATGTGTACTATAATTACCTCATTTACCTGCTACAATTGAATGGTGCCGATGAAATCTGTAGCGAGCCGTTTAATGTGGCCCTGCAACTTAACTTCCCGAAGCTATACGCACAGGGTTATCGCTTAGGCTATTATAGAGAGATGCCTGCTAGGCAGGAAGAAGTTTCACCGGCTAACCGCCTTAATCAACAACAGTCATGATACTAGATACTATATTCAGGAACATGGCTCACTACAAAGAGTACGTGAGCATGATCGATGTGAATGCCGATTTTAAGTCGCTCAACGCCAGTGCGGCAAGTGCCGTTAAACAAATTAAGATGGTGATCACTAGCGGCATCTTTGCCTCCATTGTGGCCATTGACGAAACCACGGAACCAAGCGAGCAGAAAGAGGCCTTACGCACGGCCGTGGCAAGCCTGTGCCAATACAAGCAGGTGACAGCCGAAACCATTAAGCGCCGCATATCAGGCGTTGACACATTCAAGAGCGAGCAGGAACAACTGGCACGTGACTTCAAGCAGTCGTACTTCGACGGCATGGATAGCCTCATTGCATTACTCGAGGAAGAGGATAGTGCCGCATGGCAAGCCACGGCACACTATAAAACCCTGCAACTGTTGCAGATAAAAACAACCGAAGAATTTGACAGTATATACCCAATAGACATGAGTTACCTGTTTTTCTTCCGCTGCATACCGTGGCAGAAGGAGGCACTTGACGAACGGCTGGGTAGCATGTTCAGCAGAGCCGCAGGTAAAGAGAGCGCCAACGCTCTGCTGAAACGTGCCCTGGCTAAGAAAACCATCGCCAAGGCATTGCGCAGGTTTGATATATTGGAGTTCCCCGAAGTGATTCGTGGTTTGTTCCGGGAGAGTAAGGTCAACCGCAACTCCGATAGCGAACAAAGCCGTATCTTACTACTTGCCGATACGCTAGACACCGAAGCCGACAACCTGATCAAGGATGTGGACCTTAGCCTAACCGTGCAGGATAACCCTGTAGATATTATTACCGACACCAATCTCAATAACCAATGGGATAAAGTATATATGCCAGGATGATGAAGAATATCATGACGACCGTAAAAGGGCGGCAGATCAGCATCCCCAACGAATGGGAACAACTGTCGCCCGCTGCCTACGAGGCACTGATAGCCGACTTGCAGCTTTTTGCCACAGGTACCTTGTCGCCTGCACGGGTGAAGATTAACTATGTATGCCGACACCTGGGCATCTCATTGAAACGAATCAAGAACGAAGATGCTTTGGCAAACATTGTGTGGCTGGCCGAGCAGGTTACGTTTCCGTTCTTAATATCCTACCCCGACAAGGATGCTGCACTTCAATCGCTTACCGCTGAAGACAGAGCCAAGTTTAAGAAAACACCCCCCGAACGAATGCAGGGCCATGCCCTTGCCCGCTACCTGAGCAAGCTGCCATACGCCTACGTGCTCGACTGCAAGTTTTGTGCCCAAATGCTGCCCGTTATCGTAATTGACGGTGTAACCTACCGAGGTTACAACATCGACACTTCGTTCGGTGTGCTTACCTGCTCACTTACGGCACTGCAATACCTGGAAGCCAATAGCGTGAGCCGTGGCGGTAAAGACCAACTACCCTTATTGGCTGCCATGCTGTACCATCCCGGAGCGTACAACTCGCAGTCGGCACAAGAGTTAGCGGCCAAGTTTGCCACACTTCCCGAGGCTACTTTGCAGGCCATTGCATTTAACTTCACCGCCTTTGTTAACTGGCTTTTTGCTTGCACGGAGTATGACATCTTAACCCGTGGCAAAGAATCAAAAAGCGCCATTAGCGTAGGCGCAACAGAGGCACTATATAACCTTAGTGCCGACGGACTAGGCAACAGCGATGATATTGAGCAAATGAACCTGCTCAAGTACCTGAGCATACTTCGCAAGAAGTTAATTGAAAGTGTGCGCTCGCTCAAGAGTGCGGATATGAAACCCGATAAAATTGCAGCCGAAACAGGTCTGCCCATCGACTTAATAACCCAAATACTATGATACTAGAACTTTTAAAATACTTTGCCAAGTATCCCACCAAGGCGGGTGTGCTGAACCTATTCAAGCAGGGCGAAAGCTCGCTGTCAGGCTATGCCGATCTGCTTAGCTTCGTGAATGCCCTACCGGCTAACAGCGTGATGCCCGACATTGAAAACTATGTGGTAGCATCAGACATTGACAGTACCAAGCAACTGGTAAGTGAGTTTGTGGGTGTGCCTACCTACCTGATGGTAGACTATGGCGAAATAGTGTCAACACCCAACCAACGCAACACCTTGCAAGACAGCATACGGCTTGCCATAACGGTAGCCATGCGCCTGTCCGACACATCGGACCTGATCGAGCAAAGCCTGGCATCGTCCCGGACGCTAAACCTTATCAACCGCCTACGTGCGCACATGATGGCCGATGAGCGAAATAGCGTGCTAGGCACATTTGTGAGTCAAATCATAAGCGGTCAGCACACCTTTGTACCGTTTCAGTGGAAAGACACGGCAAGCATCGGCTGGACGATGGCCTTTACCCTAGATGCTACGGACCTGCTCGATGTGAGTACATTACGGAGGAGTTTATCATCACAACAATAATTAATTAAAAATGAAAGAAAAAATGGATTACATCAAAAACCTGATTGCGGCACTCTTCACCGGACTTGCCGCTTATCTGTCTCCCTTGAGCGGGGAGCTAAGCAGCCTGCTGGCTGTGTTTCTGCTTAACTTCTTCGTAGGCCTGCTAGCCGGGTTAATCATTAACAAAGAAAGCTGGAGCTTTAAAAAGGCCTTCCGCTGCATTCTCGAAGCAACCGCCTTCCTGTTACTCATCTGTGCCATCTATTACATAGGTGATCACAAGGGCAATCCGCAAGGAGCGTTGCAATGCGTTAGCTTCGTTACTTATTCGGTGTTCTACTTCTACGGCGTCAACATATTGCGCAACCTGAAGAACCTGTTCCCGGATGCCTCGCTAGGTTATAAAGTATCGGCATTCCTTTATTATGTGGCATCGGTTGAGTTTGTGAAGAAGATACCCTACTTGACTGCTTACCTGAGCAATGGAAAGGAGGCACAGAAATGACCAAGCTGTTACTAAAACGCATCGCCCGCAAAGCAGGCTACACCATCGGCAAATTGTACATAGACGGTACTTACTTCTGTGACACGCTGGAAGATACCGACCGACTGGATAAAGGTATGACTGCCGAGGAACTGGCATCCAAAAAGATACCGGGGCAAACCGCTATACCGGAAGGTACCTATAAAGTCATTGTCAACGTATCGCCTAAGTTTAAACGCTTGTTGCCAAGACTTGTCAACGTGCCCGGTTACGAAGGTGTGCTGATACACAGAGGCAACACGCCTGCCGACACAGCCGGTTGTATTCTCGTTGGTGAGAACAAACAAGTAGGCAAAGTGCTTAATTCTACCTTTTACGAGGACCGTCTCGTGGATATGTTGAAGCATGATAATAATATTATAATTGAAGTTGTATGAGATTTATCAATTGTAAGAATGAAACCTATGACGGACAATTTTTATTTTTCTGTCCGGGATGCGGTTGTTGCCATTATGTAAACACCAAGCCAAATATGGGACCGGTATGGAATTTTAATGGAGACTTAAACAATCCTACGGTTAGCCCGTCGTTATTAGTCACTATGCCTAATCGTACAACAATTGGAGTAAATGATATTTGCCATTCCTTTATAAAGGAAGGTAAAATACAATACCTGTCAGACTGTACACATCATCTTGCCGGTCAAACCATTGACTTGCCAAATATTGAGGAAGGAGGTTCTTATGAGAGATAGAATAGGAATAATATTTTTTTTCGTGATCGCAATGATCGTGATGAGTGCGGTTTGTTCGTGCCGAAGTACAAAACCTGTAGTACAAACAAATACACAGGTTGAAAACTCTGAAAACACGAAAGAGGTAAAGGTTAGCAGTGACAGCACCAACTTAACAGTGTCTCGTGATGTGAAATGGATAAAGGAGTGGATGAACAACTTCTCCTTTGATTTCAGCAAGAACGAAACAAACTGGTCTGCTCCTGATTCTACAGGCAAGCAATACCCTACATCCACATCGGAGACAAAGGGTAAGGCATCTTCGGAATCAAAAGGATCGGAACAACTTAACGATAATTGGAAACTTCAATACCAACATCTCGCGCTGGCTATAGATAGTTTGAATAGGCAGGTGAAAACCCTGATAAAGCAAGAACAAACGCCCGTTGCAGTAGAGCGCAAGCTATCATGGTGGCAAACCACCCTGCTATGGTCAGGCGTACTAGCGTGGTTACTTATCATCCTGATGCTATGGCGAAACGGCTACATAACCAAACTATTATCGCTCATCAAAAAGCTATTATAGCATGCATATATATAAAGGAGAAAGCCTCTGATGCGGTGAACACAGAGGCTTTCTTTGTGTTTTGCCGTCTCTAAGCACATAAACTAAGCTAACGCCACAAGCACACCACACAAATACCTTACTTTGAATCGAAAATCAAAGTAATAACCCCAAAAATCAACCAATTATGAATTATTCTCTTGCCCTGCTTCGCAACCCGCAGAACCGCAACGAAGCCCCGAAGTATTACGCCAAGGCACAAGCCACCGGCACAGTAGACATTAACGAGATAGCCGAAGCTGTGTCATACGCCACCTCACTGACCGATGGTGACGTGTTAAACGTGATCCGTGCCCTGATCAGGCAGCTAAAGGTAAATCTTACCGCAGGCCGCATTGTGAAACTCGAAACCCTAGGCACGTTTCAGTTGCAGCTTCGCAGTACCGGAGCCGCCAAAAAAGAAGAGTTTACCCGCAGCAACATCATCGGTGCATCCGTGCAGTTTCGCCCTGGTACCTTGATGAAAGACGTGGTAAGCGTTCCAAGCCTGCCGCTTACTAGAGTAGTTACCCGTGCCGTTGCCGCCTCGCAAGGTGGTGAAGACACGCCAGACCTGCCTGATAACCCCGGAGGCAACACCGGTGGCGATGACGTAGACGATCCCAACGGATAAACCTTAACCGCCCGCAGCGCAAGTTGCGGGCTATTTACCCACACCAACGAAAAACCCATGAAAACAATGTACCTCAGTGACCTTGCAATAATGTATTTCCCAAACAGCACCAAACACAGCGCCGTTACCCAGCTTCGCCGCTGGATCAAACTAAACCCCCAACTAACCAACCGCCTACAAGAACTGCACTACCAACCACGGCAACGAGCGCTCACCCCGCTGCAACATGCTGCCATATTAGAATACCTAGGAGAGCCGGACTGATTGTTCGGCTTTTTTTTATGTGTGAATATATTTTTCTTTATATTTGCGAGCGAAACTAATACTATAATCAATGAAAAATTTAAATTTTGTAGCCGTAGATTTTGAGACGGCCGATTTGGAGAGCGAAGCCCCTATAAGGTTTGGGTATTCAATTGTTCGAGATGGGATTCTAATAGAAAATGATTGTATTAATATTAATCCTGAAGCAGAAATACATCCTTATCTTAAATATCTTTTAGATGTTGATGATTCTGACTTCTACAATGAACCTACATTTCCAATAGCATGGCCTCGAATAAGACAGATACTGGGAAGCAGTGACTTTGTTATTTCGCATGGAACAACTTTTGACTTTAATATACTCACAAACGTTTTACATAGATATAATTTAAATGTTCCTGTTATTGAAAAGATTGTTTGCTCAATGGTTTCGTCTAGGAAAATATTCAGAGAAAGTCCATCTCATGCAATACCTTGGCTTGCTCCAATGCTTGGGCTAAAGTGGTTTACTTGGAGAGCTATAGATAATTCAAAGTTATCAGCCCAAATATTCATTGAGATAATGAAACGATCAGGATGTGACACTATTGATGATTTTTGTGAAGTCTACAATGTGGAAATCGGTTCATTAAGCCCTGAATTAGGCTTTAAGAAATGTATATCTAAGCGGGTATATAAACCGAGGCCTAGTTACAGTTATAATATAGAAGGACTTATTCAAGATGAATCTAAAATTGACGAAGACCATTTGCTTTACGCTCAAAATGTAGCATTTACGGGTAAATTATCTAGGTTAACAAGACTTGAAGCTATGCAGATGGTGTTAGATATAGGAGGTATTCCTAAAAACAGTGTGAGTAAAGAAACCGCCTTCTTAGTAGTTGGTCAACAGGACTACAGAATAGTAGGCGAAGACGGTATGAGTTCAAAGCAAGAAAAAGCTATCAAATATAAAGAAAGTGGTATTGATATAGAAATATTATCAGAAGAGGATTTTATTGGTTTATTCTAATAAGTGAAATTTTACGTATAACATTAATTTAATAACATTATGGCAATATTTTTTTGTTGGTTTGTATTTTCATTGGTAGCTGGAGTTGTTGGCATGGATAGAAAGATTG